GGCCAGGGGAGATGAATTCGGAACAGCAGAACTTGTTTGCGGAGGATTTCCCTGCCAGCCATTCAGTTGTGCCGGGAAGCGAAAGGGCAAGGCAGATGACCGCTACCTCTGGCCGGAAATGTTGCGAGTTATCAAGGCATACCGGCCCGCTTGGGTGCTTGGTGAAAATGTTACTGGAATCGTCAACATGGCACTCGACACTGTGCTTTCTGACTTGGAAGCACAAGAGTATAAATGCGAAGCGTTCATTATTCCAGCTTGCGCGGTCGATGCCCCGCACGAAAGAAAAAGAATATGGATTTTGGGCTACTCCAACAACATTCGATCACGTAGCTCCAAAAACAGACAAGGCAATATTAAGAGAAATGACAGAAACGCGCAAGGGGAGATCAAAATTTGCAAATCTCAGGGATCAGGTGGTGAGAGGAAAGTTTTTCCCGACCCCAACAGTTCAAGATTCGAAGAACGACGGGGGACTGAGTCAATACAACCGGAACTCGATACCGCTGAATGCGCTGGTCAAGATGTGGCCGACCCCGTGCGCGTCGATGATAACGGAACAGGATTTGATACAGGCGCAGTATGCCGGAGACAATCCAGACAAGCCAAAATACAGCAGCCTTGCCGGTGGCCCCCTGAACCCGGAATGGGTAGAGTGGCTCATGGGGTTCCCGGTAGGGTGGACAGACTTAAAGCGCTCGGAAACGCAGTAGTTCCGCAGATTGTAGAAATAATCGGCAGAGCAATTTTAACAACGCAGGAGCGTCTTGAAATATGAAAGAACCAAATACCATAATCACGAAAGGATTTGTGTATGTATCCAAGAACCAATTATGAAATGTCAGAGGAAAATCTGAAGGAATTGTTAGAGGCTTGCCGGCCAACACCATGTATTTTGGTTGGAGGTTTTGCGCAACTCTCACAACAGGACATGGCAAACGCGGCATGGCAAAGGCTGGGGGGAAAAATGGGGTTTGATTATTTAACCGTCCGGCCAATTGCAGGCAAAGGGAATAGTTTTTTCTCGGCAGTGCCATCCGAAACTGAGACGCAGAGATCCGAGCGGTTAAAGAAGGAAGCCGAAGAAAAAAATGCCGCAGAAATTAAAACGCTCGAGGGCGAAATTCAAGAGCGGCAGGAAAGGTTAAAATTATTGGAGCAAGAAAGGCTTGAGATATGATAGTCGTAAGAAATTCATATCCAATTGTTCCGGGTGTTGCTCATGCAATAAAAGGAGACGTGTGTCAATGGGAGTTGTTGAGAGGGCATTATAGGTTGGTTCGTACAACTGACCAAAAATCAGTATACACCAGCCAGCCTGTAGACGCCGATGGATGTTTATATTCAACCAAAAAATCTCCCTGCCTGGTTGGTGTAATTGCGCAGGTAAAAAACAAGGGCTGGATTTTAGAAATCGAATGAATAATTACAAAAAAACGATTGCAGAACAGATCGTTGAACAGCAAAAACTATTGGCTGCGTACAAGAGCATTAAAGAAGACTATCCAGAGTGCGCGGAAAAAATAAAAATTGAGATAGAAATAAAAAAAATATTGGAAAAAATAAAAAAATTGAAAGAAAATAATCAGCCATGAAAACAAAATCACAATACCGAAAGTGGTTTGACCGACAGTTCAAAAAACCCACCGGTGACTATTATAAAATGTTAGACCGGAGGGCGACTATACTAACGGAATTGGCGTTTCTGGAGGCACAGATCAATAGAATAGAAGTATATCGGAACTGTGAGAGCACAGCACTTCGCACGATGGCGGCTGCTAAGAAAAATTTCAAATTTTAAAAAAAGGAGATTATATGGCACAGATTGGTGAAAGAGTTGGCGCTATTCTGGGGAATGAAAACGGGAAACTAAATTTTTTGGGTTATGGAATTTACGAGGGTGACTACATCCCGTATGAGGGCGTTGGGTTTATGGCAGAGTTGTTGACTAGAAATGAAATACCTAATTCTCGAATCCGATTGGATAATGGGGGTGTTGTGTATGGTTGTGAGTGCTGGTGGGGGAGCGAGGCAGCGGTACAAAAAAGGTTGAGTGAAAGAACTGATGTTATTTTGGTAAAAATTGATGATGTCCGAAATAAAGATAGAGAAGAAGAAAATAAAAAAAATGAAGAAACATTGAAAAAAAATAAAATAAATTAGCAAAATACAAAAAAATAGAGTATATTAGTAGTATGATTTGTACTAAATGTGGGAAAAAAACGAAGGTTCTATCGACGCGGAACTTGAGAAACGGAAAAATTATTCGCAGGAATAGAAAGTGTATGTCGTGCAAAAAACGTTTTACATCTCATGAGTACCCAGACCGAGAAGATGGTAATGAAAATTAAAACTACCGCTACAGTATTGGGCGTTGATGTACCTGTCCACCTTTTTTACTCTTATCAACCTCGGCAGGATGGTGGCAGTTTCATTGAACCGATAAAAGAAAGTTTGGAATTGTACAACATAATATTTCCCAGCCTGAATCAGAAAAAAACCAGAGAACTGAACGAGGCCGGTCTTGAATACCTTCGCTCGGAACGGGCGGGGGATGAAGTGGAAAGAGTATTATAACCTATACAAATAAACTGGAGGATTAAATGGATATGCCAACAATACATGAAGATCAAAAGTATTTGGCAGAGACAAAAACCTATCAAATACAATCGCCGTTTGACGCTATGCAAGCGGCGTTAAACGCTAATGTTGATCTATCAAAAATAGAAAAATTGATGGAGTTACAGGACAGGTGGAATGCAAATGAAGCAAAGAAGGCATATACGCGTGCTATGGCAGAGTTTAAAAAAAATCCACTTGATATTACAAAAGACGGAAATGTAAAGTTTAGAAACAAATTGGGTGAGATGGTTGAGTATAATCATGCAACACTAGGTAATGTAACCGAAAAAATCAATTCGGCATTGGCAATATACGGTTTGTCTGCTGGTTGGATGACAGAACAAAAAGACGGATTGATAACAGTTACATGCAATATAACACATGAAATGGGATACAGAGAGAGTACTAGTCTTTTTGCTCCACCCGATACGTCAGGTAGTAAGAATTGTATTCAGGCTATTTGTTCGACGATAACATATTTGCAAAGGTATACACTTCTAGGCTTAACCGGTCTTGCGACTCATGATCAGGATGATGATGGCAAAGGCGCGGACGAAGAAAAAGTATTTATTAATGATGCACAGAAAAATATAATCCTTGATTTTATTTCAGACTGTGAAATTGCAACTGAATATTTTTTGAAATGGCTCGGTTATGAGTCTATTGAAAAAATAGAGAAGAAATCATATACCCGTGCAATCGCGGCGCTTAAATTAAAAAAGGCTGCGAAAGATAAAAAGGAAGGTGTAAAATGATTATTGTAGATTGTGTTCAAAACACTCCAGAATGGGATGCGGTACGCCTGGGAATACCTACAGCGTCACAGTTTGACCGAATAGTCACGACTACCGGGGCTCGGTCAAAGCAGCGCGAAAAGTACCTGTATGAGCTGGCAGGGGAAAAAATAACCGGGGAACGCAAAGAGGGATATAAAAACGCTGCGATGGACCGGGGGCATGATCGTGAGGCAGAATCGCGGGAAATGTACGAGTTCGTAAATTCGGTAAAAGTCCAGATCGTCGGTTTTTGTTTCCTTGACAACAAAAAAGAAATTGGATGTTCACCGGACGGCCTTGTAGGTGAAATGGGAGGGTTTGAAACAAAAGATACTCTCCCGCATATCCAGATTGAGCGACTTGAAAAGGGGGGGTCAACGGCTGATCATTTCCAGCAGGTGCAGGGGTGTTTGTACGTCACTGGTCGTGAGTGGTGGGATTTAATTTCGTATTCCAGAGGCATGCCTCCGATAATCATAAGGTTTAACCGGGACGAAAAATTTATCCATGAGTTATCTGTTGAATTGATTATGTTTGTAAACGACCTGAACGCAATAGTAAAAAAATATACCTGAAAGGAAAAACAATGAACGAGTTAATACCCGTCACCAATCAGAAGGAAATTGAGAAGATTTTTTTGTCCGATGGATTGACCGCACGTATTGAGGCGATAAAGGCGGACGGCCTGAATTATATTGCGGATATTTCAACCGATAAAGGCCGAAAAGCGTGCATAGCAAAGGCCCGCGAGATTACGTCACAGAAAGTAATCATTGATGACGCTGGAAAAGAATTGAAGGCCGAATACAAGGCGGCCTGTGACAAGATAGACGCGGTACGGAAGTTCGCCAAGGATACCCTCGATGAAGTCCGTGACAAGGTTCGCGAGCCTGTAACGCTATGGGAAAAGGCCGAAGAGGAACGGATAGAGAAAGAGCGGCAGGAGGTTGAGTATCAGTTGTTATGGGACGAAGCAATCCGAGAAAACGACCTGATTAACCGGCAGAAGGAAATTGAGCGCCGGGAGGCGGAACTGGAAGCAAAGCGAAAAGAACAAGAGGCCAAAGAACGCGCAGAGGCGGCAGAGAAGGCCCGCATCGCACGGGAAGAGGAAATTGCACGGCAAGCAAAAGAACGGGCAGAAAAGGCCGCTATCAAAGCCATTGAAGCGGAAAAGATGGCAAGGATCCGGGCAGAGGAAAAGGCAAAGGCAGACCAGGAACGTGCAGAGCGCGAGAAAATGCGCGCAGAAGAAAACGCGAAACTTGCAGCGGAACGGGCAGAAAAAGAGAAGGTTGAAGCACTCGAAAAAGCGGAAAGAGAAAAACAGGCCGCGATTGAAAAGGCAAAGCGTGAAGAAATCGAGCGGCAGGAACGTGAGCGTATTGAGGCCGCAAGAAAAGCAGAAGAGGAACGGAAAGCAGCGGAAAGAAAAGCAGCAAACGTAGAGCACCAGAGAAAAATTAACCGCGAGGCGCTGGAATGTTTTGTGACTGGTGGAATCGACAAAGAGACGGCGAAAGAAGTGCTATCGCTCATTGCTAAAAAGGCAATTAAACACGTAACGATTAATTATTAGGATATTCTATGCCACGATTTATAATTGACACCGAGGCCGCGAGAGAACGTGCAATTCTCCTGCTCAAAGGCGCGGACATAACCAAGCGGCAGGTATTCGAGCTTAAGCGGCTTGTCGTGAAGCGGTCGTTATCTCAAAACGCTTTGTACTGGATGTGGCTGTCGTGCATATCAGATGAAACAGGGAATAATAAAGACAATTTGCACGACTATTACCGGGAATCTTTCATGCCGAAAAAAGAGATTATTGTTTTCTCTGAAACGCGGATGAAACCGAAATCAACAACGGAACTTGACACGGCAGAGTTCACGGTATATCTGGAAAAGATACGTATTCACGCGGCAGGGTGGAATGTAATATTGCCGCTGCCGGTAGATAAGAATTTTGAAGAGTTTTACGCGAAATATCAGGGGTATATCGGGTAAAAGTATGCTCAGTAAACAGGCACAGACCGGACATTACGGCAAGCACGCCCGGCGGGTAAAACAGGAGGTAAAAGCCCTGCAATGCACAGAGGATCAGCTACAAACGCAGTGCAA